AGAGAATGTTTTTTATGACCGGCACTAGATCCTGGCGCGAGTTGTTGCTGTTTACTTTGTACTCAATTTTCTTGTTATGGGTTATTTTTGACATATTAGGGGTATACCAATGAGATCATTCAAGCTATTTGGCGTAAAAGATGGCGGGCCAGAAATATATATCGATACCATATCAAGCCCCAATGCCGGAAAAGCGATCAGAGAGCGACTGATAGCAGAAAAACAATTCGATTATCTGCGTTGCCGCGATTGTCTTGGCGGTCTTAGATTGGAAATAAATCTAGCAACCGGTAGGAAAACAGCGTAAACCGATCAATTCCAAGGGCCTGAAAAGGCCCTTTTTTTTTGCCCCTTGCATAGGTATTACTTACGCGAGATCGTTCCTTATACGCGCTCTGAGGGGCTTGTGTGTGTGAAATTCACATCTAATTCTGCGATTTTCGCATGATCTAACGGGTAAAGAGGAAATTTTGGAGTAAGTCTAACTAAGGCAATAACTGGTTTAGCTAAACCACGCTAGAGTGAATGCTTCCTAGTTGGACTTGATTGGACTTGGACTTGAAGTGTACCCAAGGGGCCGAAGCCCCCCAGATACGGACTAGGGAAAGGGGAGTGTAAACCTAGTCGCTAGACACGCCCACAGCTATTGGATAGTATCTAGTCACCGACTTGAGTTTATCAGGCTCATTCAACAGTCGAGATCTCTGGAAACGACCATTTAGTCAGTTCCCCAAGTATATCTCCTCTGTGATTGACGTTCAATGACGTTCAATGATGTCTCATGCCGGTCGGGTTCCCATGAGATAGACGTTACCAATCTCAATGCTGCGAAGCTGAAATCTACCCAAAAGCCCGCGAGTGATGGGAGCGTTGCCGGTTAACTGCCAGGCAAACAAACAGAGTTACGGGACACAGAAATGGCCGCAAGGATTATAAATTGGCGGCAGCGATTTTTTTCGCAGGTGCGATTTTTACTCTAGCAGTTGCGATTTCGCTTACCCCAGTTGGGATTTTTATTACCCCAGTTGGGATTTTGTGAGGGGCCAGACAGGGCAGCCATGGAATAGACAGGCAAACTGTTTCTGCAAAAGGCTATGGGTTGGCTACAAGATAGAGTGCGGCAGGTGGTGAGGTGTCCCAAACCATCAAAAGACTACTATTGCCTACAGATTATTATATTAAAGTATTTATCTTAATACACGATAATGCTTTACAAGTGGATAAAAGGTAGTCATCATCCGCTTGCACGTTAATTTTATTCAATAGGAGACAATTTCATGTCAGATGAATTTGATAGACCCCCACCAAGACTCCCTACGATTGATGAGACTATCATCGATAACATCTATGACCTGTATGATCGTGATATCGGTATACGTCAAGCTGATGATCACGTTCTGGACGTAGTCACAGAAAACCTACTGGCTGACACCGACAAAGCAGATAACTTCTTTCAAGCTATGTGCCTGCACGGAGACCCTGGTGAGTTTGTTGATGAGGCAATGCACATCGCAAGGGAATATCCTGAATCGCCGTTTGCTGCTTTGGTTAAACGTAACCTGCGATTGCTCTCTCAATCTGAACTTGTTGCCCGTGAAGACCGGATAATTGAGGTTTATTTTGGCGAGGAAGCCTCACGGGAAGAAGAAGAGCATAACAGTGAAGTTATTACCCTAGACGATTATAGATCTAAAAAAGGAGATTAATTATGCGCAAGTCTAGCCTAATCGTTGTAGACGGCCTTGAGGCACAAGCCTTGGTCGAATACATCCGTAACCCCCATTTAGCAAGCCATGACGAGTCTGTACAGGCCGTTGTGGAGCAGTTCATAGCAGACATAGGCACTGGCACTGCGAGAGAGATCAGTATCCATACGCAGGAACTCAGGGAGTCTGACGATGAGTGAAGTAAGACTAAAAAACGCAACGTATTATGGCTGTTCGTCAGACGAGGTTGCTCACATTATTGAGTCGTATTTAGATTACAGCGGCATAACCAGAACCAGTGAGCAGCGTGGTCTTGATGCGCTTGCCATGTTCTCTAGTTGGTGGGACGAATGGATTAGTGACGAAACCCCCGCAGAAGGCGGTGAATTTAGAGGGCAACGATAATGAGTGAAGCGAAAGCAATATGGGAAACCCTCTCAGCCATCAATGTGAATGAACACAAGAAGACTAAGGGCAAGTTTGACTACCTGCCTTGGAACTATGCTTGGGCAACCCTGATGGAACACTATCCAGAGGCCCAGTTCCGACAGCTACCGGACGTTGTGCATGGTGACGGGTCTGTTACCGTCAACACCGAAATGGAGATCAATGGCATAACCCGCCCAATGTGGTTAGCCGTTACCGATCATAAGAACCAAGCCATCCAGAACCCTAGCTGCGATGACATATCTGACACCCGTATGAGGTGCTTCACGAAAAATATAAGTATGTTCGGACTCGGCTACTACATTTTTCAGGGCCAAGGAGTACCTCAAGAGAAAGAACGCACAATCACTCCAGAACAGGCGCGAGAGATAGTGGACTTGATGGTCAACACCAAGACCCAAGAGTCTAAGTTCTGTCAGGCTTTCAATATCACCAAGCTAGATCTATTGCCTTTAAACCAGTATGAGACAGCCCTAGCAATGCTCAACAAGAAGCTAGAGAAGCAAGGGGCTACGGATGCCTAAGACACGCAAGGAAGAGATGCGTGAGCAGGTTGAGGATTTCCATAGACAACACCCGATAGTCTGGGATCTGTTCAAGCGGTTCACCTTTGAGGTACTTCGCAAGGGCTTCAAGAATTACTCTGTCAACGCCATCTTCGAGAGAATCCGGTGGGAGCAGGACATAATGATTGGCGCGAACGAACACCTGAAGGACGCTAGGTTCAAGCTAAACAACAACTATAGGGCGTTCTACGCAAGGCGATTTATGGCTGCTTACCCTCACCATGACGGGTTTTTTCGGACTCGCAAGCAAACGTCTGAAGATAGCAGGGCAACCAACCTTCCTGAGTTAACACCAACATATTATGAGGATAATTACAGATGAGTAGAGAAATAGATTGTGGCGGTCAAGGCACTGAGGAGTGGCTGAGAGCGCGTCTGGGAGTCCCTAGCGCGTCAAACTTTGCCAAGGTAGTCACCACTGCGGGTAAGCGTAGTACGTCCTTCAACGGCTATGTGAACGCTCTGATAGCAGAGAAGCTCACTGGTGACCCCACATACGTCAAGATCACTGAACCAATGGAGCGCGGCACTAGCCTAGAAGATGAAGCCAGAGCAATGTATCAGCTTATTGAAGAGGTTGATGTAAGGCAGGTGGACTTTATTAAGCACCCAAACATGGAAGTCGGATGCAGTCCTGATGGCCTGATAGACGTTAAGTGTGACCGTGGGCTGATAGGTGGGCTAGAGATCAAATGCCCGTTGCAGGGTACGCACGTTGAATACCTCAGAGCAGGTAAGCTGCCTTCCAAGTATCTGCTACAGGTGCAGGGCTGTATGTTTGTTACCGGCAGGGGCTTTTGGGATTTCATGTCATATCACCCGAAGATGCGGCCATTCATGATCCGTACCTACAGAGATGATGATCTGATTAATGAGCTAGTGACAAATCTACAAGAGGCCGTCCTGATGATTGATGAGGGCGTTGATAAATTTCAATGGGATGGAGTGAAGACATGAAAGGCGTTAACAAAGCAATTATTGTCGGTACAGTGGTAAAAGACCCCAGTATCAGGCAATCAACAGGTGGTGTGTCAGTTGCTAACTTCTCTCTGGCTACCAACTTTAAAGAGACAGCTACATACCATGACTGCGTAGCATTTGGGGCGGTTGTGGATAACTTCCTATCCAAGTATGTTCACAAAGGCTCTAGGCTGTATGTCGAGGGCCGTCTACAGAACTCCAGTTACGATAAGGATTTTGGGGACGGTCAGAAGCATAAGGTGTGGAAAACTCAGGTGGTCGCTGTGACAATCGAGCTTGTGTACTCGCCGGAGACTGTGGAGCCTACTCAACAGGACATGGCGGCAAGCTCTCCACCCGCTGAGTTTGATAACTTTGACGACGATATCCCGTTCTGATGGAGACTCACGCGGTATATAACGAAGATGATCTCAGAACTGTGTTCCGCTCTGCTGCGCGTGTGTTGCAGAAGGAAGGTCAAGTGTCGATAGCGTTTTCAAGTGAGGGGATGGACTGCAAGGTGTTTTCACTGCGCGGTCTGTCCCAAAACGCCCTGTTTCACATCTGGCTCCGAGAAGCCGCCAAGTTTACTTTCAAGAGCAAAGTGTCTGACATCGAGCTAGAAAGCATGAAACGCTACTGCAAGATGCGTTGTTACAGCGACACCAAGCAGAGTTTCCTTGTACAGACCCTTATAAACCCGAAGACCAAGGAGCGTAAGACAGACCTCACATCGAGTGGCAACTGGACTAAGGGCGAGATGACGTTCTTCTTAGATTGGATGCAGTCGTTCTTTGCAGAAGAGGGGCTATTGTTAGAGGCTCAGGGCGATTACCTTGAATACAGCGGAAGCCAAAACCAATGAGAATACATTTAGAGATGAATGAAGAAGAAACAGAAGAGTTGATGGAAGTAGCGCGGCACGTTGCCAAACTATCCGACATCCTTGATGAATTGAAAGACCAAGTAGAGGAAATCAAAGACAAATTAGACCAAATAAAGGATACGTGATGGATTGGAAGCCAAGCAGTAAATCTTGCTTTGCGGGGGTAGGAAAAAGCCGTAAGACCTTTAATCTGAATGATGACACTTGCGAAAGTCTCGCGCTAAAGAGTGCTCAAACAAAAAAGTCACAGGGAGAAATAATTGATGAACTGGTTAAATCGTTTATTGAACACGTTGAGGCTAGAGGTGACCAGTTCGTAGGAATGGGCCATAAAAAAGAATCTATCGATAAGTTAGGATTTCAATGCCAGAGTTGCGGCGCAACTGCTAAAGACGCACAACTTCACATTGACCATATCGCCCCAACTAGCTTATTCCCAGAGTTAAGTAAAGACGAAAATAACCTACAAATACTTTGCAAACGGTGCAATGTTAGGAAGGGGAATAAATTCATACGCGATTATCGGCGGGAGACAAAGTGAGGAATACAAACACTACAAGAGATAAAGGATGACCTGTGAAAGATTATTCTATTGAGATAAAAGTTAAGAACAACTACCTACTGACTCAAATGAGACAGAGGGGATATCAAACAGCAGCAGAGCTTCATAGGGCTTCTGGCGTGACTCAGACTGAAATAGGAAAGATGCTAAACCTGAAGATTGCACCCGTGAATAAGGTTGGAAAAGTCGTTACATCCGTTCAGAAACTTGCCGACTTCCTTATGATCAGCATTGAAGATATGTTCCCGCCCCAAAACATCCTTGATCCACTAGAGGCTAACAAGGCTCAGGTCGAATTAAATATGTCCGAACTTATGTCTAGTAATTTGCTTGAAAACAAAACTGCCGAGCAACTATTAATAACGGAACAAGCGCAGTCTGAGATTTATGAAGCCCTGGACTCGTTACGACCTCTTCATCGCAAGGTTATCAAGATGCGTCATGGTATCGAGGATTATGAGCGAGAGCACACATTTACAGAAATTGGCCACCAGATCGGGCGTTCCCTTGAGCGAACTAGACAAATCTATAACAAAGGACTGAGGAACCTACGCCACCCTACGCGGTCAGACGGTCTTCGAGAATACCTAGAGGATGAGCTATGAAAATACTACAAGACACCTTATACGCAGCGGCCACAACCATACTTTTTCTGTTGCTGCTGATGATGTTACTCAACGGCATATTCTCTACCGACCCGTATTACAGCGAGGTCTGTGAGCAACGAAGGGCGTGGGAATCTACTGGTCACGACTATGTGGGCATACCGCCTGGTGCAGATCACTGCTGAGAGGATACGAGATGCACGAATACAAAAGCGTAATTCTAAAATGGATTGATGGAGATACAGTCGATGTTGATATTGATCTCGGTTTTGATTGTTGGCTTCACGGTCAGCGTATACGCCTTGTTGGCGTCGATACCCCAGAGTCTCGCACTAGAGATCTGGAAGAGAAAACATACGGACTACTTGCCAAATCATTTGTCCAATCTTTCGCGCCTGTCGGATCACAGGTCGTACTCAAGACCACCAAAAAGGGTAAATACGGAAGGTATCTGGGTGACATCAAGTCAGGACGCAAATGGATCTGCAATGAACTCATCAAAGCCCACCATGCGGTGGAGTACCACGGACAGAGCAAATCCGATATCAAACAAGCGCACATAATGAACAGGAGCCTTCTAAATGGCAAATCTAACGCTTAGTTTTAATCTAGCATCAAACCCAGAGGTCAAGGCAGACTTTGAAAAGGCCAAGACAAAAGCCTCTGAGGCCACTGGCCTACGCCTGACAAACGCCCAAACACTAGCCAAAGTGCTTGCATACTACCTCGATGAGCAATTGACAGATGACCCCCCGCTTACTAATGGCAATGCCTCACCAGAAACTGGCTACAAGTCTCCCTACGGATAACCTATGCCAAACGTCAAAATTACATCGGCTGATACTTGGTTCTCCAAGTGCATCAGAGAAGCTGCTGATTGGACTTGTGAGTGCTGCGGTAACAAGTATGAAGAGGGCAGTATGGGATTACACTGCTCTCACTACTTTGGCAGAAGGGCTAAATCCTTGAGATTCTGTCCAGATAATGCTTTTGCCCACTGCTTTGGATGCCATCAGAGGCTAGGTTCTAACCCTGATGACTTCCAGAGATGGATGGTAGACAAGGTAGGTGAGGGCATGATGGATATCTTGCGAGAGAAGCGTAACGATATTGGTTTGGCTAAGTCCATCAATAAAGACTTGAAGGGCGTAGCGAAACACTATCGAGAAGAACACAAACGACTAAAGGCTCTGCGTGAACAGGGTGAGGTCGGTTTGCTAGAGATTGTTGAATATTGACTACAAACCTAGCTTTGTTATGAAGTCTTGATCCTCATCTGGCAAAGCCTCTAAAACCTTGGCGACCTGCGCTGCGATAATTTCTGGAGATCTATCAGGATTTCTGCCAAAGTCATTTGCCAATCGCAACATTCGCTGGGACGCTGTTTTGCTCAGTGAAATTCTTGCAAGAACCGCAGGTACACCAAATATAGCCAGTGCGCCCAACACGCCTCCCGCCGCTGCTCCACCGGCTATGCCGCCACCTGCCAATGCACCGGCTCCACCAACTTGGGCAAGCGTACCAATCTCCTTACCCCTGATAGACAGAGCCATAAATTCTGGTGACGCAGACTGCGTAATTTTTTCTAACGCACCGAGCATAAACTTAAACTGTCCAAACTCCTCGCCAAAAATTTCTTTTGCGACTTGGTTCTCAGTCTTAGACTTAAATCTGTTAGCCAGCCGAGCCAAACTAGGGTTGTCGAGGACGCTACCTCCATCTTTCATCAATTCCGATAGATACGATCTTCTGATAAGTTTCTTTGCCTCAAGTGCTGATTTGACACCACCAACAGCGGCCTCTGGAGTTCCAAGTTGAGAGAATGCCGTATCAACGCTGTCCATGAGTTTCTGAATGTCTTCAGCCTTCTTACCAAACACAACTTTGCCCAATGCTGTGTACGCATCATCGTTTGCCGCTTTCGCAAACTGATTTGATATTGTTGTAGGCCGCAAGGCGTTGAGAGCCTCACCATAATCACGATTTGCCTGCCTATATCTGTCTCCAATGGAAGGCTCAATATCGTTAAGTGTCTCTTGTATCGCTTCTTTTATTTTACTTTCAGCACTACTCAGTTCTCGATAGAGGCTTTCACTACCCGAATTATTGGTGAGAGAGGGTTTAGCATCATTGGTTAGCCTAGTCAGCTTCTTCTGATACTCAATCAAGGAGTTGACATCTGCTGTCTTGGCCCTTGTAAATGCTTGGCCTGTATCGTCCACAATCGGACTTGTTTGTGTCAAAACACCACCCCTTTCACGCAACATCTTCAGGGCTTGATCGGACATACTGTTTTCAAGTTTCGTAGCGGTATCCGCGCTCAATGACTTTATTGCTTTCGAGATTTTTGCTGTAGAAACTGTTTTATTACCTGCCTCCTCTTTTATGCCGTCTAAGGCATTTGAGTATGTCACTCTCGTTGCTCTACGACCTGCCTCACTAATGTCCGATAACGCTTCGCCTAAATCTCTTGTTGCTAGTGCTGATCCATCAATATAGTCGTCAAAAAAATCATCAAGTATTTTTGCGTTAACTTCTGTTCTCTTGGCCATCATGCCAGAGGACAGAGTTCCAATGTTGGCAATGCCCTCAATGAATCGGCCAAAAGCGTTCGCCTGTCCAGTTTGAAACCCTGTTAAGCCGCCGCCGCCGCTAATGAGATAGTTGTTAATCTGTTGTAACCCCTCTGTCGATTCCTCATCAAAATCGTCTGCGATCTTGCGAATATCTGGTACTTTATCCTGAGAACGGACAATACCTAGTAATCGACCAGGATCAATGTCTATCGCATTTCCAATACCGCGCACAACCTTACCTGCGCCAAGGAACGCCCCGTCCCAAAGAGCAGAGTTTGCTGCCTCTCGCGCCGCGCCGCCCTTCTCAAACCCTGCTTGGATTTCGCGCCCTGCTAACAAATCCTCTACAATCTCTCCACCAAACGCACCAGCCGCCCCACCAATCAGACCGCCTATCGCTGCACCAACTGGCCCACCGGCTGCACCATATGATGCCCCTGCAATGGCTCCAGCAACAGATGTACCAACATCAATAAATTCACCCGCACCAAGATCTGTTTGGATCGAACGGATGTAATCTATTGTGCCTCTTGATACTTGAAGATCGTCACCTGCAAGTATCGCTTGTCGATCTGACTCTGGGATGTCTAAGAGTTGCTCCCGCGAAAACTGCGAAACCACATCTAAAAGATTTTCAGCCATTTTATCTTCGCCTTCTGGTTACGCTTTCAGTCGCAGATTTGCTGTTTAGTATTGCCTCAACACTTTCAGGTGTTGCAGTTTCGTCTTCTGTCGTTTGGGTTTCTTCTTCTGGCGTTATATCAACCCCATAACGATCTTTCATATAGGAATAAAAAGTCTCGCCTTCGGCATAGGTGTACAACGCAGAGTTTTCGCCATTTTGCATTTTTCTCCACTCTTCGTTGTATCCGCCAAGGTTACCTTTGTTGTCTGCTATATAATTTATTTGTCTATTTTTACTTTCCGCTATAATTGCTTGTAATTTAGCGGCTCCTCTAAGGTACTTTGTGATTTGCACAGGATTTGAATATTCGTCAATTGAACTACTCAGCACTAATGCAACATCACTGTCTGACGCAGAGCCTTGTGGAAGTCTTGCCAGTGACTCATCAATTCGTATGGAATTTAATTGTGCTCTTGTTAAAAGCAAAGGGTCATCACTACCAAGTAGTCTGCTTAACGCTTCCTTGCTCTGGCCAATGAATCCGCTCCTTCCGCTACCGCGACCACTTCCTAAATTTGCAAACTTCTCTGCTGTCCTGTCGGCCCTACTTGCAAGGGCAGAGGCCGAATCGTATTCCGTTTTAAGTCTCTCTTGCTGCTGTAATGTGGCTACTCTTAATTGACCCTGCCGCGCCTCAGACTCATCTCTTTGTATCTTCAACCGTTCATCTTCTCTTTGATTACGCAGCTCTTCCTGCTTTCTTTGATACTCTCTGTTTTCTTCTGTTAATCCTAACTGTTTAAGCTGTATGGCAAGGTTTTGCTCGTTTATCCTAGCTTGTCGCTCTGAACGAGCTTGCGCTCTCTCATCTAAATCCGCTCTTCTCTCTCGCTCAGACTTAGCAGCACTACGATCCTCAAGAGTCCGTTGCTCTTGTAAAGCAATTTGTCTTAATCCCAGTGCTTGCGCTGGGGCTACGTCTTGAATCGCTTTTGATAGATTTATTAAGCCGCTTGGGGATGAAGGATCTGCTCCAGCAATGATGTCTGATAGTTTTTCTGACTCATTTCGCACATCTAATCCAAGCATACCACCAAGATTTTGCCTTAGAGCCTCTTGTCTTTGCCCCATGTTTTGGGCTAAGACACCCGCTAACGGTGCTTGAGTCGCAGCTAATCCACGCAACCCAGACGTAACCTGCTGCGCTCTTAACAACCCCTCTTGCAGTTGTCTTTGTTGTGCCTGTCTTGGAGTCTCAATCAGGTCACTGAATAAAGATTGTACGTTCAAAACCATGATTTACTCCTATGTGAATATTCCTTGTACATTAGGGCTTGTGTTGATTGCAGGAGGTAAAAACGCCCCTGCTGCATCTCGCGCATTTTGTGCAATCTTAGCTTGTGAGGCTTGCATCAAGGCTTCTCCAAAAGCACCACCAATGGTAGACGGCTGTTGTTCTTGCCGTCTTTCAGCGGCCAGCAAATCAAACAATCCTTGATATTGCTGCTGTCTCAGAGCGTTTCTAAGAGCTTCAAATCCTAACTCAGACTCCACAGCCGCCTCACCTAACGCAGCACCCAGACCCAAACCGGTGCGCTCAAGATCTGTTGCAAGTCTTGTTGCCTGTAATTGTGGTGTAAGCGTCCTTAGAAGCTCTTGCTGGGGTACAAAAGCAGTTGGGATGGCCGACAGTCCAAGTTGGCCTAAAAGGCCCATACGGCCCCTAAACTCTTGTAGACCCTGTAGCGTCTGTCCCGACTGCAAGGCTTGCTCTGCTCTGGCCTGTTCCATTGCAGATATAGATGATCTGGCTCTCTGCTCTTCGATGGCCTGATTTAGTGCCAGTTGCTCTGGTGTACCACCGTACGCGGCTGTTCTGACCCCAGTTCGACCCTGCCCTAACAAGCGTTCCTCAAGCTGCAATCTCGCTCGTTCCCTTGCGGGTTCTTGCGCGGCCTCAAGTCTGGCAAATATATCTGCCTCTCTACCAGCCCGTTGACTAGGATCTTGAGTAAGCATACCAATGAGTGCGCTCTGTTCTTGCTCTCTTGCAGCGGGATCATTTAAGAAGTCAAACGCACCTTGACCAAATCCTGTCAACGCACGTTGTATGTTGGCTTCTTCTGGACTTAGAGCAAGCTCTGTTCCTTCTCTAGAGATTGTTGCAGCAGAAGGCTGACCAAACACATTAGTACCAGTTACAGTAAATGGCCTGAATTGAGACTGCCTTTCTACCTCACCAATCAGTCCACCCTCGTAATCTGGCAGACTAGGTTGGCCCGTAAGCCCTGTTAAGGCTGTCCGTCTTGCTTGATCGATGTCATCAATCCCGCGATTTGTCAGTACACTTTGACCCAATGCGCCAATTAAACCTGCGCCAGGACTACCAAAAAATCCTTCACCCCCAGATCCTAGACCAAACGCGCCCAGTGCTTGGTTTGCAACACCACCGAGGCTATGCTCTAAACCTAAAATGTGTGGCATTAGTAAGTCCCTCCATCGAGAGTGGCGGTAAATGTCGTTGATACCGTCAGATTTGCCGCAGTTGTTGTGCCTGTTAGTGTCGGCCCTGCAACATCTGCCTTAGTAGCTACCGCAGTAGCGATGGCATTAAACTCAGAGTCAATTTCTGTACCTTTCACAACTTTTGCGGCGTTGCCTGACACCAACGAATCTTTAGCAGCAAAATTAGTAGTTTTAGTGTAATCAGACATCAGACAATCCTTCCTAGTAGAGCGTGAATATTAAGTTGTTGAATAGCGATAGATTTACCGTTTACGGTTGTTTCTACACCGACCGCCACCACAGCACCAGACCCAGATGTATTGATCTTCTGCCTGTTAATAAGATTCAATGACCCAGAATACTCTGCTGTAGTGTTATATTCCGAAATGTTGTACTGCGCTGAGTTGTTGGATGGCAGCGTATACACCTGCTTTTTGTAAGCATTTGAGTAGTCATAAGCCCAGTTCAACACAACTGGGGCTTGCGCTCCGTCAAATGTAGTTAGATTTACCTTTTTAAGAAACTTTAAAACAGAACTATCACCAAATGCTAACGGATGAGAAAAATAGCTTAGTTGAAACGCTACATTGTTATCGTCATACCCTGCATATTGAGCTAGACCTGTAGATACCCCAAAATAAATCGTATCATCTGCTAGATTAGCGAAGCTCAGTGGTGCGATAGCTGTCCATGTTGTTGCCCTGTGCGACCCATCCTGTAGAGGAAATCGCGTATCAAACACAAACACCTGCTGCAATGCGGGAAAGTTGACTAGAACAAAGGCTTCTTTTGCGCTATAGAGTGTTTTGATATTGCCTGTTTCAGAAGCAATTAGTTCTTTGATATCGCTGTTTACGTTCTTAGAAATATCACCAATAGGTGAAGACTTTTCCTGTATTGTTCTTGCAATGCTCCGCATCCCTGATTTATCAAGAAACAATAGATCTTTACCCGTCGATACAACGCAATCACGCGATACACAACCAATGTTAGATATAGTGTCTGCCAACGTCATTGATGCAGGTGACTCTGCGCCAGAGTAAAGCAAGATAGAATCTTGCCCAAATATCACAAGAAAGTCGTTGTGTGCAGCAAGAGCCACTATCTCATCGTAGCCATTGGGCCAGAAGTTAGATATATCTATTGATCCCGAAGAGCCAGAGTTCCAATCTGTGCCGTCTAATACATCGCTAAAAAATACCGTTGATTTATCTGTAGCAAAGTCAGCAACAAACAATCGACCAAATGCAGCCAAAACCTCGTTTGCTTGAGGTGGTGTCCCAGATGCACCAGTGTGGGCCGACATCTTTTGTACCGCACCGGCACTGTTTGAATATACTAAAGGTTCATGCCCCCTCTGAAAAAAGTACGCCTTACTGTTGAAGTTAACGATCTTCCAATTGTTTGCAGATACTGTATACGAACCTGGGGTAGCATCCGATAGTGTAGATGTACCCGTAAATATTTTGTTATTACCTGCCGTAAATACCTTAGTATTTCCTGCCTCATCACGGAACTGGTGTACAGCCTCAATGCCAGCAGAAGACCCCAATACACTGCTGCCATTCGATGAGACCATCTCATAGCCTTTACGAGCAGCAATACGACCCTCTTTATCGATGATGCAGTTGTCTGCAACTGATGCAAAGGTAGGATCTTGGGCCAACGGCGCATCTTGCGTGTTTATACCCGCAAAGCCTGGAGCCGTAATTGTTATGCTTTGTAGTCTCTGAGCCATTAGTTCACCTGAAACGTAAGCTCCGCTGGATAACGATTTGCATCAAAAGCTATCGCATCCGACAAAGCGGTAGATGCGACCGCAAACTGTTCTGCTGCCGATTGTCCACCTGTCTCTCCGCGCTCTCGTAATGCCATACCATACGCAAGTTGTATAACAGGATTACTAGGAATAGAGAGAATATCTGAGTCAGACGTTAAATCCGCTTGAGGCACAACAACGTCAAACCTTAGAGAAAATATAGCATTTGGCTCTGGATATAACTTTATCTTTAGATCTTTGTTAGTGTCTGTGCCAATAAACGTAAAGTAATCAGGAGATCCAGAAACAACAGCCGTGTTGTAATAGACATTGTTAAAATATGACTTACTGCGCTGATACATAAACTTCTGGGATGTTGTGTTCATCACATCTTTTACGACAGCCTGATCTCCACTACCAGTAATCGAGTATTCGCTTGTCCCACTGGCCGTACTTATTGTTATGGCATCCCGCAACGCTGTCCAATCAAATGAGTTTTCCACTACTTTCTTGGCATCATTTACTAAGTCACCAATAAGACTTGAGTAGTCTGTGCCATTTACTGTCACCACCTGATCTTCTCGCAATCTTCGCAAGACATTATTTATAAGGTCTAAATACGTCATGCTAACAACCTCCGTATTAGCCCTGAATATTGTGATACGTTGTTCATTTCAAATGACATTGGCTCAAACAGTTTGCTTGGCTCTGACATAACGGCTGGTACAATCTGGGGCGTAGAGACAAGCGTCAACAATCCGGTCTTTCCGGCCTCTCCACGCAACCCCTGAATACCTTGTATACCTTGTATGCCTTGTAGACCCTGCTTTCCTTGGTCGCCTTTATCGCCTTTTTCACCAATTGCTCCAGTTGCCCCCGTTGCTCCAGTTGCACCCGTTGCCCCAGTTGCTCCAGTTGCGCCTGTATTACCTGAACCACTTGCACCACTTGTACCACTTGTGGTGGGTGTTGTTGCTGTTGTAGTGCCTACGTTGTCCGAAGCACCACTACCAGACTGATTATTATTCCCAGCATTACCACTTCCATCTAGATCTCCCGTGCCTGCTGGCAAATTTGAGCGACCAAGAATACTTGTTGCATCTGCATTGTTTGCCATGCCCATTAATATCCGCAGCAACTCATCAAAGAAATTAGGATCATCATCTTCGCCATACATTTCAGACATCTGATCCACTGTCAAACCTTTGTCGTTTGCATCACCAATAACAGCAATACGGGCTTCTTCATCTCCCGCTCTAGCTTTATCTATTGTTTCTTGTGGAAGCGGAGGCAAAGGGCCGATTGTTTCTGCATTTAGGTCAAGGTTACTTGTATCAATAGTGCTTGGAGGTATAGTTGTCTGATTAACATTTCCTTCTGGTAGTTCATTGCCGAGAACATCATATCCACCAGCCATCAGAGCAGCATTTACCTCTTCTTTAGGTATACCAAGTGCTTGCGTTACGACATCTGAGCTAAAACCAGAGTTACGCAAAAACTCAGCTACTTTGTCTACCCTTTGATCTTCAGGTATTTGATTCTGTATTTGCGTTAGAACATTTACTACATTGTCAAACAATGCCTCATCACGCTCAAACATGCCTTCTGTATCAGAAAAATCAGGTCTACTTAGTTGATATAAAATGTCATCAAGCAAACTCATTTCAGCAGGATCGCCAAGAACCTTATTTTCGTACCCAACTCCGGTGCGACCCAATGTCACTTTAGACATATCTCTTACCCTTTACCGTTTGAGCCGCCATAAAAAAATGCAGCACAAGTACCCAAAATACCGCTCAACTGACCTAAGACTAGGCTAATGATAGTCTCGTCATTCTGATCGTGAGGCAGAATAGTAACGGTCATTACATAAGCTCCATACAAAATAAGCGCAAGAATACAGAAGACTTTAGGCGTAACATCGCTTGCAAACTTACTTCTAGCATCTTTTCTATCCTCAACCTCGGTCTTAAATGACTCAAGATCTATCTCCATTTCACGGATGCGATCTTTAAAATCCTTATCTGCCTCTTTGAGCAACGCCGCCTTTTCGGGTTCTCGCTCAATCAAATCCTCTATTTCGTTGGCTGTAGCATCAGGCATTCCGAGCTTTTGTGCTGCCATCTTGACAGCCATACCCGCCATTGGGCCACCCGCTGCACTGGCTATAGTCGGAGCTAGGGACTTTAACAGCCCACCTAGCTTCATTCCGCTACCTCTTCTACGATTTCATCAATGGTGTCGCACACATCTGGTACAACAACACCCGTGGTTGCAGATAACGCTCCTCTACCAACTGCCCGTACACCCTTGTAGAACTGACTACAATATAACTCTTTATTAGCTATAACTTGTTCAACAGAGGTGCAGCTTGGCAAACATACCAAAATTCCAATACTAACTAGCTTCCAGTTCATCAGCGATTTTCTCCAGATCTTCTTTATCTTGCTTGCGTATATCAGTAACTTTCTTAGCAGCGTCTTCTCTTTCTTCAAGATACTGCTCAAGTCTCTCTGCATACCCTGCCATCATGTGATCCGATATCCGGTCTTTCAGACCGCCGCGATCTACCTTCCTGAATAGCTTGCCAGGGTTCACAACATTTGTGCCGTTGTTAGCAAAATACAACAT